TATCAAAAAATATTAAAAAATAGTCAACCACAACTACACGACTATTTTAATTACGCAAAATCAATTTGGAGTATTGTATACGATTCAATAGAAGTTATTGTTAAAAAAAACAAAAATAATATTGATAGTAAGTCAGGGTTTTTCACCTATAAAACACCTGATAATGTATATGTATGGCAATATATCACAAGAAAGGTATATAAGACTAAAGGACAAACAAAAACATCATTAAAATTAATTTTCAAAGGACAACAAGATAATTTGACAATACCGGAAATTATCTCTACTTTTTCAAAAACGTACGAGAAAAATAACGAGTCAAATTATCCAATATTTGAAGTGTTCTGTAGTGATATATTTCCGTTAGAACAAACATTAATACCAATTTTTAAAAGAAAAATATTATCATATATAAATCAAAACGTTAAAGTAACAAGAAAATTATTATCATAATGGAAAATAATATATATTTTAAAGAGAGTTTTGTCAAAAAAATGTTAAAATTAGTACCGGAAAATTTAAAAAAAGTTTGGGGGTTTGAGAATACAGATTTTTCAAAAATAGTTGGTGGTGTTAGATATGATAACAATAATTTAGAATCAATTTATTTAGGTGAAATTGTGCGTTATCTAGATGTTGATTATGAAACTTTTGTAAAATTTAATTATATTAACGGGAAGTTTATTTTTGATTCAATGTATTTCCAATATGACCCGATAACTAAAGAAGATATTTATCCTTACGAAAAAAGATATGATAAAGACTTTAATGTTATTGCGACATATAAAATTAATAATAAATTTGATGTTAATACAAGTAATCCAATATTTGCTACACAATACAAAGATGGTAAGAAAGTAAAAGAGTATTACCCTTATGATGGTGAATTTCCATCTAAACTATTTGAAGAATTAATAAAAATGAAAGTTTTGAATCAACCACATTGGATGAGTGAAATAAAACCTTCTAATATTTTACAAAATATGTGGAATAAAATTATAAAATTAAAAAATAATAAGGTTAAACCTCTTGGTATATCTATAGAATGTACTAAAATTAAAGTCTATGGAAATGAAACCCTAATATATTATTGGTTTTAAGAATAATTTAAAATATAAAAAAAATGGACAAAAAACAAATCAAATCATTGATGGATAAGTTACGACAACCAATCCATATTAGTTACATCTCCAAATATATTCTTAGACAGAATTTGGATGAGACCAAAAAACAATTGGATATTTTGATATCTGAAGGTTATATTAAAGAAAGTACATTAAGTGGTGGATATTATGTGGCTATCTAAAAAAACATATTACATAGGTTATGGGTGTAGTCAGACTGTAATTAAGATGTTTAATAAATCAATATTATACAGTAAATCACCGTCAGGTTGGTCCATTAGATTTAATAATGGTATTGGTGTTAATGTTACGACAAAACCGTTGTTCTCCGTTAGAAATGGGTATGTAAAAAGTGTAAAATTAGGGAAATATTATATAGTAAAATTATGAGTAAAGAAATGGTAAACCACCCGGAACATTATGGGGGAAAAGAAAATATTTACGAAGTCGTAAAAGTTTGTGAGGCTTGGGGTTTAGATAAAGACGCTTACATCTTCAACGTGGTTAAGTATGTTGCAAGAGCGGGTAAGAAAGACACAGATAAAGAACTTCAGGATATGAAAAAAGCGTTGTGGTATTTGAATCGTAAAATTGAACGTCTTGAGAGTAACAGTTGATATTGATGAATACGCAGAAGGTGCGGTTCTATTAGATGGATTGGAAGGTGCAATCGTTGGGATTGTGGAGGACTTTGGTTCTCCGGGAAGAAAGATGTTATATTCAAAACAAGGGATATTAAATATCTTACAAGAAAGAGACCTAATGACTATGGGTGAAGCTGAAGAGTTTTACGATTATAATATATTAGGGTTACACGCTGGTGAACAAAATGCGGTGTTTTTAGATTTAGAAATAACGCCAATTAAAAAAGAAGATGGTTGGGAATACCAATTAAAAGAGTAATATGATAGAGACAGGAAAGATAATTAATGGAGATTGTATTGAGGTAATGAAAACATTTCCTGAAGGTTCAATTGATTTATTGGTGACATCACCACCATATAATGTAAACATATCTTATGATGTTCATAAGGATGATTTACCAATGGAAGAGTATTACGAGTGGTCAAAGGATTGGTTAAGAGAGGCGTTCCGAGTATTAAAGGATGATGGTAGGATTGCGGTAAATGTACCAAATGAATTGAATGTTCAAGAAAGAGGTGGGAGAATATTATTTGTTGCTGAGTTTTGGATGATGATGAAAGAAGTTGGGTTTAAATTTAGTGGGTTAGTTGACCTTACAGAAGATAGTCCACACAGAGTTAGACAAACTGCTTGGGGTTCTTGGATGAGTGCGTCGGCACCTTATGTTTACAATCCAAAAGAATGTATCATTTTGGCTTATAAGAAAAGTAGTAAGAAATTATCTAAGGGGGTTTCACAATGGTTGGGAACACCAACTGAAGTAACTACCGAAGATGGTAAAATTAAAAACAAAATGGTTTATAAGGATGAAGACAAGAAAGAGTTTATGAATTTGGTGTTTGGTAGATGGGAATACTTTGCGGATACTAGGTCATTAACTAAAGCCACATTCTCAATGGATATTCCAGCAAAGGCGATTAAAATATTATCATATAAGAATGATATTGTTCTTGACCCCTTTATGGGAAGTGGGACATCAGCATTTGCTGCTGAGTTATTAGATAGAAGATGGATTGGAATTGAGTTGTCTCCGGACTATACAGAAATTGCAAGGAAAAGAGTTCAATCGTTAATAGATGAAAGAAAACAAACAAAATTAGAATTAAAAGAAGAGGTGTTATAACCTCTTTTTTATTTTTGGTATATTTATAAGTAAAAGATTCATTATGGCAAAAAGATTTATAATTTCAGAAGAAGAAAGAAATGATATCCGTTCAAGATACGGTTTAATTAACGAACAAAATGAACCAATAGAGTTTAAAAAAGCAATTCAATGTTTTCTTAATAAAAAGGGGTTTAAAGATGATTCAAATCAACCATTAAAAGTTGATGGGTTGTTGGCGGGTAAAACAAAAGAAGCTTTAAGTAAATATCAATCTAAGATTGGTGTTGACGCTGATGGTACTTGGGGTCCAATGACACAAAATAAAATGCCGAATAAAGATGTTGAAATTTTCAAACAATGTATTTCCGATGAGGGAGATTTTATTGATAAAGGTATGCACTTTTTAGGTTTAGATTAATAATATGAAAAAGACTATAAAAGAATCAGAATTAAAAGAACGAATTCTTCAAATATATGAAGAAGAGAGGTTAAAACTTAATGAAGACAGATGGTATAACACTGTGGGTGATATTGTTGGTATTTTTGACCCAACAGGTGTTGTTGATTTAGTTAACGGTGTTAGTTATTGGAATCAAGGTGATAAATTATTCGCCTTATTATCGTTTATTTCAGCAGTACCTATATTAGGTGATGCGATTGCTAAACCTGTTGTAGGTGTTATGAAAATTGGTGGGGAAACTGCTAAAGTCTTTAAAGCAGCTGCTATTGGTGGTGATGCGGTTAAAATTGCAAAAAGTGCTAAATCTATGGGTGGACCTGTGGCTAAATTAGTTAAAACAGCTCCAAATTGGGGTGAAAAATTAGTTTCAATATTGAAAAACTCTGTAGGTAACGTACCTGGTTTAGGTGGATTAATTAAAGTAATTGAAGAATATGTTCAAATATTTACAAAGGCCGGTAAAGAAATGACTGCGACTGGTAAAGTAACGTCTTTTAGTAAAAATGCGGGCGAATTACAATCATTTAGTAGTAAATATTTATCAGGTGGTATGGGTAGATTTTTTGGTAACAGAGCAACAAGGTCATTAATGAGAAGAAGTAAATGGTATTTAAAGTTATTAGATGCTCTTGGGGTGGCTAATTTTATTGGTCCGGAGGAATTAGAACAACAAATTCCTGATTTACAAGCTAAAATGGACCAATTTAATCAAGACCCGGCTAATAAAGAACTTTATAATCAAGAGTTTGGTAATCAATCATCAGAGTATGATGAACCGGTTCAAGTAAAACCTCAATCTCCAGCACAACCATCTTCGGACCCATTTTCAGGAATGTTAAGTTCTTTACTTGGGGGAGCACTTAAAACGGCCGCATAATATGAAAAAACTTATAAAAGAAAGTGGTTTAAGAGATATTAATGCTCTTGCTAAAAGATATCCTAAAGCTGAAATATACTTTCACCAAGATTTAGATGGTGTTACTACGGCTATTGCAATGAAACAATACCTTGAGAACAATGGTATTAAAGTAGTTGATACTCATATCATACAATATGGGGACAAAGAGTTCGCTGTAAAGAAGAATGACGCTAAAGGGGACGTGATGCCTGTCTTGGTTGATTTTGCTCACGGAAAACCAATGTTTGTTATTCATACTGACCACCACGATAGACAAGCGGGTGCTGAAGATACTAAATCAACATCATTTAGAAGTTCTCGTTCAAATGTTGAAACCATCTCTCAGGTTGTTTCACCTAAAGAACTGTTCCCATCGTCAGACATATTACTTATTTCAACGGTAGATTCTGCAAACTATGCGGTTAATGATATATCTGTTGATGAAGTAATTTCTTATTTATTTAGATTAGATAAAGAAAAATCATTAGAAAAAAATAAAATGTTAATGGGATTAGTTGTTAACAAACTATTATTAGCGTTTAAAAATAAACCAGGGTTCTTAGAAACTTTGGTTATGGAGTGTACTCCGTCATTATTGAACATATTACACACTATTAAAAAGATAATGGTTGAAAAAGGTTATGCAAAACCGGAACAACTTGAGACAAACAAAGATGAGTATGTTAAATCAATGCAAACTAATCCTAATGTTAAAGTATTAGGTAATGTTATTGTTCAATACGGTGGAGGTTCAATGTTTAAGCCAGGTTCTTACGATAGATATACACCATTCAAAAATAATCCGGAAGCTGATTTTATAGTTATTGCTTGGCCTTTAGGTTTGGTTCAAGCGTCTTGTAATCCATTTAAAAGTGAACGTCAATTAAAAGGTGTTAATTTAGGTGAGATTGCTCAAGAGGTATTATCAAAATGGGAAGACCAATTAAAACAAAGAGAGATTTCCCTTTCAACGATTAAATGGATTTCAGAATCATCAAAAGATTTTAATCCGGAATCAACGGGATTTACCTTTAAAGATTTTGTTGCTTTGTATGGTAAAGAATATAAGAATAAGGAAGATGGTAAAGAGGAATTAATTCACATCGGTGAAATGATGGAGAAACCTTTCTCTGAGTTACCAGAAGAACATAGACAAATGTTAGACGATATTAAAGTAAATGCTTGGGATTTTATTCAGGCAAACAGTGGAGGACACAAATGTATTACAAACATATCAGGATTAAACTTTATGGGTAGAAATACTCGTCCACCAAAAGGAACAGGTGGGTATAATAGAGATTCGGAAGACGCTCCTTATATTAAGTTTACCAAAATGATTCAGAATGAGTTTGTGAAATTATTACAGGAGAAGATAAATCAATCGTAGTGAATAACTTTATCGCCAGATTTAATACCTAATTTTTCACAGGTACCACCTTGAAGTTCAAGTATCATATCACCTTCACCACAATAGTTTCTACAATCTTTGGTTTTACAAGGGGGGCAGTTGTGGTGAATTTTTGTTATAACATCATCTTCTATCATAATGATGTCTAATGGTATTATACAATTTTTCATCCAAAAGCAGTGTTGACCTTCAGACATAATAAATAACATACCATTAAAGGTATCGTCAAATTTTTTGTTCATCATTCCTTGACTAGTGTCTTTGGATGAGATGACAGTTTTGACTTTAAATTTATTTTTGTTTATAATTAATTCCATATACTTATAAATACACAAAAAAATATAAAATGAAAGAAGTAAAACGATATTCCGGAGTAATTGTTAAATGTGGTGATGAGGTGTTATTATGCAAAAGAAACGCTAACGATTCTCTACCTGGTCAATGGAGTATCCCTTGTGGTCATTTAGAAAAAGATGAACACCCAATGGATGGTGTTAAAAGAGAATTTGAAGAAGAAACAAATTATACTTTAGATAATAAGTTAAAGTTAGTTGGGTTTGTTAAAAGATATAATCGTGATGGTTCAGAGGTTAAAGGATTGATGTATGTTTTCTTAATGGAAACAGATGAGAGAATTAATCCGGACTTGGAAAACGCTAAAGATGGTGAAGAGCATACTGAATGTGGGTATTTTGACCTTGAAAATCTGCCATTTGATGATAAAACCGACCAATTATGTAGATTAATTACGAGAATCTTAAAGAAAGATTGATTTTTCTAATTTTATTACATATTTATATATTCATTAAGCCAACAACCCCTTTCTTATGGTTGGACTTTATAAAACCCTCAACAGAGTAGATTTTGTTGAGGGTTTTTTTGTTTATAATAAAAATGGTATTATCTTTGTAAAAAATTAAATGTTATGAAAAATATTTTAAGAGGAATGGCTTTGTCCGTTATGGTTTATTGTGTGGTTATTGGAATCACTTTGATGTGTGTTAAGTTATGTGGGGGAAGAATAAGTGATGTCTCAACGGATATATATGTAGGTATCGGTGTAATTTGTGGTTTTATGGGAATAATGATTAACGAAAAATTAGATTAAAATGGGAGAAAAATTTGAAGGATTAGGGATGGCGATATTATCGTTGATAGTGTTAGGAATTTTTATGGCTTGGCCAGTTCAACTATTGTGGAACGGATGTTTAATCCAAGCGGTAGACGGGTTAAATCCGATTACATTTTGGCAAGCGTTAGGGATTAATATTTTATGTGGGGTCTTATTTAAAAATTCATCAAGTTCTAAAGATTAATTTTGTATATTAAAAAAATAGTGTTATCTTTGTACTCACAAAACATATAGATATGACGACAACAAATTATACAATCAGAATTGAGAACGAGAAGTTCGGGAAACTATTAAACGAAACATTCGTGGATGCAATCCAATTCAAATTATTTTTGAAGATGGTGCAGGGTTGTCTTGAGTTGAAAAACGATTTGACGTTCTTCAACGGAACGGATTTCTTAATTCACGTTCCACACAAATATTTGGTGGATTCAGTTATTGTTACATCAACATTTGAAATGTCGTTGGCTGACCATATGAGAAGTAAAGTAGAGGCGTTAGTTACTAAATAATATAAGATATGAGCACAAATTACTACAGAATACCAAAGGCCGGTGAGGTTAGGTTGAAATACCTTGACTTGGTTGAGAAGATAAATGATTTGGACATATGGAGTCCGGAAAACATTTATAATGAATTTAGAACCACTGAAAAGGGTTATGAGAAATGGTCTGCTTGGGATGAGTTCCTCGATGGTATGAAAATTCATATTGGAAAAAGAAGTTCAGGTTGGAAATTCTTATGGAACTTTCAAGGTGGTAAATTCTATACTAATAAGGAAGAACTATTAAAGTTTATTCGTTCAGGTAGAATTGTTGATGAGTATGGTGAATTACAAAACACCGAAGAGTTCATTAAGATGGCTTTAGAGTGGGGTCAACCTGATGGTTATGTGTTGGATGAAAATTATGTTAAACAACAACGTAAACAACCTAATTACAGACCAAGTTTTATTAATATGTCAAATTATTATGATAAAGAAGTTGATGGTCTTAGAGTATCATCATCTGTAGAGTTTTCCTAGTTCTCACAAAATAGGATGGTGGAGTCGCCGACATCTCAGTCGGCCCTAAAATTAACCCTCACATAAAGTGGGGGTTTTTTGCTTTCTATGATATTTATTAATAAAATAAGTATGAAGGACATTATATTAACAGAAAAACAACTTGAAAAGTTGGTCACTAAAATGAAAACCATTAAAGAGGACGAAGGTCGTGGTTCATATATGGCAAAACAACAGTTATATGTTATCGCTAAGATGGCTGAGAAAATGTGGGAGAAGATGGAAGAGGATGAGAATGAACAATTAGACGATTGGATGGAAAGTAAGATAGCTCAAGTAGAACAAAGTATTTCATCGGTAGTCAAAGCGTATATGTATGATGAATTAAAAGACGATAAAGAAATTGGAGGAATGAATAAACTAGGGTTTGACGACCTAATAATAGGAAAATAAAATGGAAAAATTAATACAAATAAAAAAGAAAAATATGTTTTTAAGAGAACAAGAAGAAGACAGTGATGTTAAAGTAGACAGCACAAAAACTGACTCAGGTTTTAAAGATATGGTGTCTATTTTATTACATTCACAAACTCAAGTACATATATTTCATTTACAAACAAAATCATATTCAGAACATAAAGCTCTACAAGGGTATTATGAAGGGATTGATGCACTTGTGGATGGTATTATTGAAAGTTATCAAGGTAAATATGATGTAGTTACCGGATACAACTCAATAAAAACTGAAGATTATAAAAGTCCTGAACAAGTTATTAAGTACTTCAAAGCTTTGGACTCAATGGTTGAAAAAAATAGAAAAAGTGTTAAAGAATCATATATTCAAAATCAAATAGATACTGTTCAAGAATTAATTTATTCAACATTATACAAATTGAGATTTTTAAAATAATATGAAAGAATTAATTAGACGTATATTAAATGAAGAACAAGAGTCTCCTGTCTTAAATAAGAAGGAGATTTTGTTGTTCAAATACATTAACAACAATAAACAAAATGCCGGCACCAAAAGTGAAATGATTAAGTTTATTCGGGAAATGTTAAGATACTTTGCAATGCCGTTGAATGACGCGACAATGTATTACGAAATATATACTGCTAACTTCAGACCGGATGGTGATTACGAGAACTTAACAAAAGAAAACTTTAAAGACTACCGACAATTTAAACAACGAAAAGTCACTAATAATACTGCTTATGAATATGCTGCGGCTAAAATGCCGTTTAAAGGTTCAAATATTGAAGGACAATGGAATGTTAATAATAATAATGATTGGTATTATGTTATTGAATCATATGGATATTATCCTGTGTTTTTATTTATTAATGACCAATGGTATAGAACCTTAGATACTTATTCACCCACAACTAGAAAACAAATGAGTCAGGTTAATCCTGTTAAATATGATTCAAACCTACAATCAGATGTTATTTCTGTGACTAAAGATGAAATGAAACGTCTTATGGATGGCCGTTATAATCTTGAAAGAGTTAACACAGATAGAGTTTCAAACTTTGTTAGTCGTAAAGATAAAGTAACCAATCAATCAAAATTAATCAGTGGAGGTTGGGGAGACAATGCTCACAGAGTTAATTTTATGATTAAGGATGTTGAAGATGTTGATGGTAAAATTAAATTATTTATCAAAATTCTTAAAGCGGGTAAAATGATTGATAGAAAAATGATTCCGGATTCCAACTTCAAAGACAATCCCGAATTATTAGATGGTATTATGAACACAATTAAACAAGACGTAATAAGAACTTATCCGAACTACTTAACGGATAATAATACAGAGTTAGAATTAATAGATTAAAAAAAGAGGAACATTTGATTCCTTTTTTTGTTTATATGAAATAAAGTATTATCTTTGTACTCACAAAACAGATATACTATGACAACTACCACTACTACTACCGT